GGCATGAACATCACCCGCAAGGACGCCACGATCACCAACACGGATGACGCCTTCCCGGGCACGTTCGAGGTGATCCTGTCCGCGCCCACCAAGGACCGCGACGGCGAGACGCTGCTCGCGGACGAGTGGAAGATGCCTCTGCCGGATCGGATCACGTTCGACGCCGATCACGGCATGAGCGTCGCCTCGACGGTGGGTTCTGGTGTGCCGACGCTCAACAGCGCAGGCGAGCTCGTGGTGTCCGGCACCTACTCGTCGCTTCAGCGCGCACAGGATGTCCGCACGCTCGTCAACGAGAAGCACATCACCACGACCTCGGTCGCGTTCATGTCCGAGCGGGCACCGCAGAAGGACGGCAAGGGCGCCATTACCCGCGAGCTGCTGAACGGCGCGTTCGTCGCGATTCCCTCGAACCGTGAGGCGCTCGTGTTGTCCTCGAAGGGTGTGAAGGCTGGGGCGCGTAACAGCGCGTCGGACGCCGAGCACATCCAGGCCATGCACGACCACACGGCCGCGCTCGGTGCGACGTGTCCGACCCCAGCGAAGTCCGTGCGGACCGTCACCCTCAAGAGCGTCGCCGGCAGCATCGAGGCCACGCAGGACCGCGCCCGCGACGCCATCACCGACGCTTACCCCGACGAAATCGTCTGGGTGCGCGCCACAGTCCCAGCTGCGGATGGTGGAGGAACGCTGGTGTTCATGGTCGAGGACAAGGACACATGGTCCAGCGAGTCCTTCAAGCAGGACTACACAGACGACGGCTCCGTGATCACCCTCACCGGTGAGCGGTCAGCCGTGGACTTGGTCGAAGTGATCAAGCCCGACCCCGACGAGAGCACCGAACCGCCCGCCGCCGCCGATGACGCCGCCGCAGAAATTGCCGCCGCGAAGTCCGCCGCCGCCGACGAATCCGACGCGCTCGACGTGCAGTACCGGGCACTGATGGCGCAGGCCAGCGCCTACGTGACCGAGTAGCACCCCCACCCATTCAAAGCCCGCCGCGAGCGGGCCGTCAGTCATGCCCGGAAAGGACATGCCATGTCTTCGGTCCTCGAAGCCAGGAACGGGATGCGGGTCCTCGCCACCAAGGCGAAGGACACCGTGTCCGACGACAAGCTCACGAACGCCGAGAAGAAGGACATCCTCGACAAGCTCGACGTCGACCTGAAGTCGTTCTCGGACACCATCGGTGTCCACGAGCAGGCCGCGCGCCTGATGGCCGGCGGCGAATCCGCACCCGAGGCTCGCAGCGACGGCACCGAGAACCTGACCAAGACCCTCGGTCAGCAGATCATCGCCTCGGCCGCGTACAAGAACGCGGTCAACGCGAAGGGCGGCCGGTTCACGTTCTCCACCGGTGAGATCGGCACGAAGGTCGCCACCGTCGACGAGGGCACGACCCTCACCAACGGTCAGCTCGCTGGCGCTGCCGGTGTGCTGGCGCTGCCGAACTACCTCCCCGGGATCGTGGACCTGCGTTACGCGGCCCTCGGTGTGGGCGAGTTGTTCGCGCAGGGTTCCACCACGTCCCCGATCGTGTCCTACGTCAAGGAGTCCACCGAGACTCAGGGCGCTGCGGCCACCGCCGAGAAGGCCCTCAAGGGTCAGGCCGACGCGGCGTTCGCTCGTGTCAACGAGCAGGTCGGCAAGGTCGCTGCGTTCTTCAAGATCACCGACGAGATGCTCCAGGACGTCGCACAGGCCGAATCGTTCCTGTCCAACCGCCTGGTCGCCCAGGTTGGTCGCGAGGAAGAGAACGAGACCCTGAACGGCACCGGCTACCCGGCGCTCGCCGGGATCCTCGGCCGCGCTGGCCTGCAGGCTTCGTACTCCGCTGGCATCACGGGCACGCTCGCCGACCCGATGAAGCTCGCTGAGGCGATCTTCCACCAGCGCACACTGATCCGCACTACGGCGTTCGTCGAGCCTGACGCGGTCGTGATGAACCCTCTCGACTGGGAGAAGATCCAGCTCGCGAAGGACGCCAACGGCGTCTACTTCGCCGGTGGCCCGTTCAGCGGTGCCTACGGCAACGGTGGTTACGCCAACATCGCTGCACTGTGGGGCCTCCGCGTCGTCCTGTCCCCGCGGATCGCCGCGGGCGTCTCGCTGGTCGGTGGCTTCCAGGAGGGCGGGCAGCTGTTCCGCCGTCAGGGCATCACCGTCGAGATGGCGAACCAGAACGAGGACGACTTCACCCACAACCTCATCACGGTGCGCGCTGAGAGCCGTTCGGCTCTGGCCGTGTACCGCGCTGGGGCCTTTGGCGAGGTTACGGTGACCTGGGCGTGAGTCCTCTGGCTGGGGCGGCTCCGGTCGCCCCAGCCTCACCCAACCGATAGGAGGATGTCGTGGCTGAACCAGAAGTGACGTATTGCAGCGACTACGAGGCCATCACAGGCCTGAAGATCCCCGTCGTTGAGGCGAAGGTCGTCGCGGCGCCGGTCAAGCCGGCCGTCGAGAAGTCCCCCGCCAAGGTCACCACGAAGGGCTGATCGTGATCGAGCTGCTCACCACAGGCGAGTACGAGGCATTGACGGGTAAGACCGTCGATGTTCTCGCCTTGCAGGGCGCGTCGGGCATCGTCCGCGCGTACTGCAAGTGGGCGATCAGCTCGTTCACGGTCGACGTTCGCGACGTCGACAGTGACGGGGGCAGGCTTGTTGTCCTGCCGTGTCTTCATGTCACGGACGTGTCGTCAGTGGTTCTCAACGGCACGGACTACTGGGGCAACGATCTGGTTCAGCCGGTCGCTCGGGACTGGCAGTGGTTCTCCGATGGTCGGCTCGAGTGGCTGTCGTCGTGGCCCTACAGCGGGTGGGTGTCAGGGGCGCGACGGCTCACAGTCACCTACTCGGGTGGCTACGAGTTCACGCCCGACGAGATCCTGATGGTCGTCTGTTCGGTCGCCGAACGCATCGCGGCCCCGTCCGCGATGCATCAGAAACTCTCGAACGTCGGCGGGATCCAGACGAACTCGACGTACTCGCCGAACACCGACTCGAACGGTCTGACTGACCTCGAAAAGAACGTGCTGGACGCTCACCGGATCGCGATAGTCCGGTGAGCGGCGACCTGCCGGACATCATGTGTCAGACGATGACGGTGGTCCGGCCGGGTGCGGCAACAGGCACCGACGACTACGGCAACCCGATCCCCGGCACCGACGTCCCGCACGACATCGCGCGGTGCTCGGTGCAGCCTCTCCTCGGTGTCGCGTCGATGGAGAACATGACCGTCGACACAGACCTGACCGTGACCCGCTGGCGGTTCTTCACCCCACCCGGCGCGGACGTTGTCGCGTCCGATCACGTCGTGAACGTGGCCGGTGACTTCCAGGTCGACGGCGACCCTGTCCTGTGGCCTGGGGAAGACGGCCAGCCGCATCACATTGAGGGCTATCTGCGGAAGTGGGCGGGCTGATGCCTTTCAAGTATGTCCACGACCCGTCGTTCTTCGCCGAGATCAGCAAGGACCCCGAACTCCACGCCGCGTTGCACGCGGTCGCCGAGGCGATCCTTCCGAAGGCTGTCGCGCTCGCCACCGCCGCGGGCGAGACGGTGTTCGCTGCCTCGCTGCGTATCGAGGACGGTGTTCGCCCGAAAGGCCGCGCCTTCTCCCGCGTCATCGCCGATGACCCGTCCGCCACCGCGGTCGAGTTCGGTGCGAACGACACAGAACGTCGTCGCATTCTCGGTGAGGCCGCGGGCACCCAGGTGAACACACGGTGACCAACTACCTCGAGCCGTATGACCTGTGGCCCGACATGGAGAAACTCGTTGTTGGCTACCTGAAAGCAGCCCTCGACCCGGTTGTCGTGACCACAGAGTTGACGCCACTCGGGACCGCGTTCGGGACGACCCTGTTCGACGTCGTCTGGGTCTCGTCCGTCCCGGGCGGATTCAGTGACGGCCTGCAGCAGGAGGCCACCATCGACGTGCAGTCGTTCGCGAAGTCGCGGGCGGACGCATGGACGCGTGCACGGACCGTGCACGCACTGATGTACAAGCTCGCCGGGAAACGACCACCGAACGCGC